GATGTAGTTTATAGCGTAGAAAATGACAAAGAAGCTGAGATACTTTTATTTCAAAGAAATGGCGTTTTAAATACTACTGCTCCATTTGATCCTATAAGATTAGTAACAGAGATAAGTTCAGCCAAAGGAGCATCAAATGTTCATTATCCTGCGCCGTTAGCATTTGAGGAGGAGACGGATATTATATTTTTTGGTAAATTAAAAGCAGGCTCAGGGCCTGGAACAGTAGATTTCACCTTATACCTTGTACAAAATGGCTAAAGATTCGACGACTCAATTACAAACAGCTTATTACACATTACTTAATAATAATGTAACCATATCTGGTAGTGCTATACCAGTATATGACGATGTACCTTCTAATGCTACATACCCATTAATACATTTTAATGATACAACATTAGTTGATAATTCTACTAAAAGTACATTTATGGATGATGTAACATTTAGCTTATCGATTGTAGATAGATTCGGCTTAGATAATGGATCACGCGCTAAGATTAATAGCATAGTAGACCAGGTAAAGCAAATAATAAGAGCAAGACCAGTTCCTTTTAGCTTAAATGATTTTAATGTAATTACCTCGGTGGTAGATAATGATGTCTCAAGAAAGCAACGTACAGATACTTATACTTATTTCATACGCGAGCTAAGATTCCGCCATATCATAGAGGAAAAATAAGGCTGTATTAAAAGTCCTTATATTTTTTTATATTTTACAAAGTTTAACCTACAAACAAAACTTAATATTATTATGGCCGCAATAAATGGAACTTTAATACTTTTCAAGGTTGATGTTGATGGAGGTACTCCTGCGACATTGGGAGCGACTACTTCTGCGACTTTGAATATTGACATGGATTTACCAGATGCTTCATCTAAAGATTCAGCAGGATGGGCAGATCATATACAAGGACAAAAATCCTGGTCTGTTGATGTAGATGGTATTGCAAATTTTATATCTTCCACCGGAAACGTAGAAGAACTAGGTAATTATATACTTAACAGAAATACTGTTGATGTTGAATTCGTACCAAATGATGCCGCAGGTGATTTGCCATCTGGTACTTATGTAAAATATACTGGCGAAGCTTCTTGTGCATCTGTAAGCTTTGTAGCAGGTAATGAAGATACTGCGACTTTATCTGGTTCTTTTACTGGTAAAGGTGCTTTAACTGCATCAACCGTTACTAAGGCTTAATGAAGGGAACTAAAAAAGTTACCATAGATGGTAAGGCTTATGCGTTTAAGTTTGACTTAAATGCTTTGGAGCGATTTACTGAAGAAGCAGGGGTAGGATTAAATGGCTTAGATGCAGCACTTGACAAAGTTGTTAACATTAAGCTATTTATACAAGCCCTTTCATCTTCTGGCGGTAATGAAATACCCAAAGAAGCTATCGGAACTATGGACTTTGCGCAATTATCCCAAGTGTTTGAACTAGTAAGGGAATCAGTGGGAAACCTGACAGGCCCAAAGTAAAGGGCCAACCGATTGAAAGTTTAGAGGAGCTGTACATACTAGGTTATCAAATGGGATTAAAGCCTAACGAGTTAAGGAGTACAACTATGTATGATTTCAACTTAATGGCAAGGGCATTTTCAGAAAATAGAAAGCATGACTATAATGTTATGCGTATAAACGCTTTTTTAATCTCTGCGTATTCAGGGTTAGAAGGAAAAGCAAGGAAAAAATTAACACCAGAAAAAATGTTCCCCTTAAAATCAAATAGCGAAAAACCAAAAACAGACAAGAAAAAGCTTTTTGATTTAATAAAGATGGTGGAAAAAAGTAGGGGGATAGCATGATAGCTGCTTTGACCGCGAAAATAGGAGCGGATATAACCGGATTAACCAGTGGTCTTAAAAAAGCTGGTAAAGATCTTAATAAGTTTGGCAGCGACGTGTCTAGATTTGGAGCGGCTATTTCTGTAGGTATTTCTGCCCCATTAACAGCTGCGGCTACACAGAGTGTAAAAGCTTTTGACACTCAAATACAAGCAGAGAAAAGATTAGAAGCTGCCTTAAGAAGTGCAGGAGAGTTTAGTCAAGCGGCTTTACAAGACTTTAAATCTTTTGCCAGTGGACTTCAGCAAGTAACAACTGTAGGTGATGAATCTACATTAAAGATGTTACAACTTGCTAAGTCTATGGGGTTGTCGAACGAGCAAGCTAAAAGCGCGTCTAAAAATGCTATTTCTTTAGCTAAGGCAATGGGTATAAACGAGCAGTCCGCTATACGCTATACCGCCGCTTTAGAACAAGGCGACGCTACTATGTTGAATAGGTACTTACCTACTCTTAGGCAAATAGATGATGAGACTGAGCGAGCTGCTAAAGCCCAGGAATTACTAGGTCAAATGTTTAGCGCGGCCACATCTGAGGCTCAAAATGGTTTAGGACCATTAAAACAATTGCAGAATACTCTTGGTGACTTTCAAGAAGATATAGGTGGTATAGTATTAGAGTACATGCAGCCTTTTATAGATGGCTTAAAGGATTTTGTAACAGCATTTAAAAATAGTTCTGACGAGACTAAAAGATTTATAACGCAAGTTGTGTTAATAGGCTCAGTAGCAGGTCCGGCAATTGTTACTCTTGGGCTAGCAATCAAGGGTTTAGCTTTAGGATTTGCAACTTTGCTTAGCCCGGTCGCTTTAACTGTAGCTGCTATTGCTACTTTAGCCGCAGGCTTTATATACGCAGGATATAATTTTGATGCAATAGTTGAAAGATTTAAAGATATTTCATGGTGGAAAAATAGCATTTTAGATATGGCTGCATTTTTTGCAGCTAATATGCCATTACTTGGCGGTGGCGTGGATGTAGCGGCTAAGTTTTTAGCATTAAAAACACCCATCGATGACACTAAAACAGAATTTAAAAGCTTAGGTGAAGTAGCAAAAGAAGTTTTTGCAGATATTACTGGGCTAAACTTTGACAAAGTGTTTACTCTAGAGGAGCCAGAAGGGACTAAAGAAACTGGTGATTCTATTAAAAAATCATTCGAAGGCGGGGTAGAATCTGTTAGTGCGATGAGTGGCTTAATAACTAATACACTTGTGCCATCTGCTAATATGGCAAAAGTAGCACTCACCGATTTACCTGGTTTAATAACTACCCCGTTAATCAGCGCGGCTCAGGCCGCTACATTACTTACAGATATAACTAATACCTTTACTAGTTCTTTCGGTCAGGGTATGGCTAACGTCGTTGTTCAGGGTGAAAAGCTTGTAGACACGTTGAAAAACATCGGGAAACTATTAGCAAGTGCTGTAATACAAAAAGGAATAAGCATACTTTTAACCGGCGGCTTAGGTGGCGCTGGATTCTTTGGAGACGGCGGTGGTATATTTGGATCCTTACTAGGGAAATTAACTGGTACAAAAGTAAACGATGCCCTTATAACTAGCGCTGGTAAAATTGTAGAATTTCACCCTAATGATAATATACTTGCGATGAAAGATCTCGGTGGGCTACAAACTCAGGGTGGGACTCAGAGAGTGCAGCTAGGCGGAGAGTTCAGAGTCAAAGGTAGTGACTTAGTACTAGCACTAGATGAGGCTAACTATTCATTAGGTAGGTAATGGCATACGGACTTAAATACTATTTTGTAGACAAGAAAATAGTAGGCTCAACTACTACCACGTATAAATTTGAAATACTTGAGGATGGGCATACTGGTGGATCAACAGAGTGGATAGGTGTAGATATAAGCAGGCAATATGAAGAGTTATCCTTTCGTAAATTAAATTATCTTCAAAAATCAACCTGTAGCGGCATAGTAAGAGTTGAGGATGCCACACAGAGAGGGATTATAGAAACAATAGCTGGTTCTGAGATAGGTGATTATAAGATTCAACTAAAAAAGAACGGAACTATTGCTTGGACTGGTCTAGTTGTTCCTGATCTTACAGTTATTGGTGAGGAAAATTATGGCAATCAATCAGCTACTATACATGCAAAGGATATTTTTATAAAAGGAGATTATCCTCTTACAACGATATTTCCAGATACAAGAGGTATAGAAAAAGCTATTGTTTTAATAGCAGACATCTTAGATACGCTAGGGTATCAGCTTAATATAGTTTCGTATACATCGTGGATAGAAAACGGATTAACACAGACTGATGATATACTTAACCAGTCATACCATGAAAAAGAGCGCTTTAGAATATATGGTAAAACAGAGGATGAAGCAGACAAAGCTTTAACTAATCAAAAGGCTCTAGAGTATATACTAAAATCGTATGGTCTTATCTTACGCCAGGTTAATGGAGATTGGAACTTAATACAAGTAACGGCTTTTAGTAATATCTCGTCGGTAAGGAAATATGTATATGATTACCAAGGGACGCAAACATCTAGTACTGTTAGTCATTCAATGGGTACCTCCGTGGGTAGCAATAGTCTATACGTTCAAGGTAGCTCAAGTAATAACTATTTTGCGGGTGTAAAAAAAGTTGCTAGTAATTTTAAACATGACTCAACTATCCAAGGGATTAAGTTTAATCGTGAATATTGGATAGATGATGCTAGTGAATTAGCTAAAAGTCAATACTGGCAGGCTGATGGTACTGGAAATTTAGAATTGTCATTTATTACTTGGTACGCCAAAACAACATCCTCAGATTTAGGTAACCCAGTTATTGCTTCTGTTTCTGTTTACATTGATACTGGTGGTACAGATTATTACTGGGATGGCACATCGTGGGTAACTTCACCCGCGACAATAGAGGTAGAGGTACAAGAGACATACTCAGCTAGAGATTCAGATGATAATTATGTTCATAAAAATGCAGGTATAGCTATTGTTACAGATCCTATACCTGATGCTGCTGATGGGACATTAAATGTGAAAATTACACCAGATCCATTAGCACCAAATTATGCTTATTGGTACTTAAGAGACGTGCAGTTTAATTTAACATACTCTGATACGGTAGATGGCGTAAGCTCGGCTATAAATTATGAGCTAGAGCAAACCGGTAGTTATTCGGATGAATATGATTACCAAACTTACTATTTTGGAGATGGACCAACATCAGCTTCATTATCAGCTTTAAAAAATTCATCTAGAGCTTTATTAAGTCAATGGAAAAGATACGGAGATGCTTCTACAACTAATCATCAAAATCTTATTTTAAATGAGATCTTAAATGTTAGGAGAAATCAAAGAAGAAATATTCGAGCTAGTTTATACGGGGAGTATGAGCCTGACAATATCTTAGTATATGATAGCAGTAATTTCTTTTTCCTTGGTGGATCATGGAGTTCTAAGTCATATCAATGGTCAGGTAATTTTATTGAGTTAAATATACAAGAAGGCAGTGACGTACTTACTACTTTTTACATCACCGATGGTCAAGGTACATCTAGTGGAGCTGTTGGTTCTACCGGTGGTAGTACTGGGGTATCAAGTTTATATTTAGAAAAAGGAAAAAACCTCAGTGATATACCTAGCGTTTCAACAGCTCGAACTAATTTAGGATTAGGAGAAACAGATATACCTACATTTGATGGCCTCGTAAGTACTGGTACTATAATTACAGATGAAATAGATACGACTAGTATTACGTGGAATACATCAACTCAAGTGTGGGATGCAACACCATCTGAGAAGTTTAACAATCCGGTTTATATAAGCACGAGTTTAGATGTTGACAACGGTATCAATGCAGATCAACATATTTACGCAGGCTCATATCTAAAAGCAGATACCTATTTAGAAGTAGGAACAAGTGCAACGATAGGCACTACATTAGATGTAGGAACTAACGCAACGGTAGGCGGTACGCTAGATGTAACTGGAGCAACCACACTAAGCACATTAGATGTAAGTGGAAACACCACACTAAGCGGAACGTTAAGTGTAACTGGTAATGCCACGATATTGGGAACACTAGATGCTCCTACATTGAATACTGGTCAAGGCGATAACGAGTTATACGCTATGAACCAAGATGTTCAGACTACGGATGGGGTAATCTTTGATACGTTATCGGTTACTAATAATGCTTCGGTAGGTGGCTCTCTAACCTTGACTGGTGAAGCTGACTTTAATAGTACGATGAACCTACAAGGCGATTTGACTACGCAAGCAAACTTACAAGATGATGGGTATGCTACTGGATGGTCAGGAACGAATTGGCAGATACAAGCAGATGGTTCGGCAGAACTACAAGAGTTAAGAGTACGTGGAGCGTTACGAGTCTTTGAGTTTATAGCTAAACAGATTAGTACGATAGGCGGTTCTGAAATCCTTAGCATCGCACAAGGTAGAGTAGTAAGTGTTGATTCAGACAATGACACTATTACAGTTGAAAACGTAACTGGTACGGCAGGCAATTCATTCAAAGAAAATGACTTATTTATCTGTCAGGTTACCGATATAAATAACGACTTAGAAAGTGGTGGAACTGGTTCTATTGTTAAGTCGGTTCGTGGTGGTGTTCTTGGTGTAGTAGGTAATGATATAGAAGTTTCTATTACTTCGGGCAATCTTACTGACTTAGTTACTGGTGATTTGATTGTTGC